CAAGTGAACCAGCTGGTACAAATACCAAGTCTACTGTAGCATTTAACAGTGGTGCTAAAGGTATGGAAGGTGCTCCGGTTAGAATGACTGGTGACACAGCCAAAGGCCGCCCCGCTCCAAGTACACAAGCAGTAAGCAGTGACAAGTTCCAAAACGAACCTGCAACTGGCAGTAAAAAATTATCCCCAGCACCAAAGCCTACAACGGCTCAAGCAGCTGGTGTTAATACAAGAACTCCGTTTCCAAAAGGTTAATGGCTAGGTATGGCTCGATATCTAAAAGAACATCTAAGCTTCACCCAGGCAGGGCTTGAAATCCTGTCAGAGGAAGCTCAAGATGGCTCCGGTAAAGGTACCCTAAAATTAAAGGGTATTTGTATTGAGGGCGGCGTTCGTAACGCCAATGAGCGAGTATATCCAGTAGATGAAATTGCCAAAGCAGTGGATACCATCAACGAACAAATTAAAACAGGTCATTCAGTATTGGGCGAAGTAGATCACCCAGATGATTTAAAAATTAATCTTGATCGTGTAAGTCATATGATTGAAAAAATGTGGATGGATGGCCCTGCTGGTATGGGAACATTAAAGATACTACCTACACCAATGGGCGAACTAGTGAAAACTATGTTGACTAACGGTGTAAAATTAGGGGTTAGTAGTCGTGGCAGCGGTAATGTCAACGACCATAACGGACATGTCAGTGACTTTGAAATTGTCACTGTAGATGTGGTTGCTCAGCCAAGTGCTCCAAATGCATATCCAACAGCAATCTATGAAGGCCTTTTGAATCACAAAGGTGGACAAAGATTGTTAGATATGTTCAAGGATCCAGCCAAGAGCAGCAAAGCACAGAGATTCGTATCAAATGAAGTGATTCGTTTGATTAAGGGTCTTAAGATTGAAGGAAAATAATATGCTAGATGCTATTAAACCGTTACTAGATAGCGACTTGATCAACGAAGAAACTCAACAACAGATCTCAGAAGCATGGGAAGTAAAGTTGAACGAAGCCCGTGAACAAGTACGTGCAGAACTCCGCGAAGAGTTTGCACACCGCTATGAGCATGACAAAACAGTGATGGTGGAAGCCTTAGATCGTATGGTAACAGAAGGTCTGCAAGTAGAACTTGAACAAGTACAAGCTGAAAAGCAAGCACTTGCTGAAGATCGTGTTAAGTTCCAAGGTAAAATGAAAGAATCAGCAACGAAGTTTAACTCGTTTATGGTTACTAAATTAGCCGAAGAAATTGGCGAATTGCGTAAAGATCGCAAGATGCACTCAGAAGGTGTTCAGAAGTTAGAATCCTTTGTAGTACATGCACTTGCTCGTGAGATTTCAGAATTTGCAACAGACAAACAAGATGTAGTTAATACAAAAGTTCGTTTGGTGCGTGAAGCTCGCAAAACATTGGAAGGTCTGAAGAGTAGATTTGTTAAAGAATCTGCACAGAAGATGACCCAAGCTGTTAGCCGTCATCTCAAAGCTGAACTCAGCCAGTTGCAAGAAGACATTAAAGTTGCTCGTGAGAACAATTTTGGTCGTCGTATTTTTGAAGCGTATGCAAGTGAATTTGGTGCAACTCATTTAAATGAGAAGCAAGAAGTTCGTAAACTGCATGATACAATCGCTGCCAAAGATGCAAAACTGTCAGAGGCCATCAAATTCGCCCAGAAAGCAAAAGTTTTGGTCGAAACCAAAGAACGCGAAATGCGTATCCTTAAAGAATCTAATCAGCGTGAAGCTGCACTAGAGGAATTGCTTGCTCCTTTAAACAAGGAAAAAGCAGAAGTGATGCGTAATTTGCTTGAAAGCGTACAGACAACTCGTTTGTCCAATGCTTTTGAAAAGTATCTACCAGCAGTTTTAGAAGATCGTTCCGTAAAAGCCAAAAAAGTAATTACTGAATCATTGTCTGAAGCAACTGGCGATAAATCTGCCCGCAGTCCAGATGCAGATCGTATTGCTGAAAATCAAAGCAATGTGATCGATCTAAAGCGTTTGGCAGGGCTGTAAAAAGATATAACAAAAGGAGACTTAAATGTCACAAGAATTATTAGAAGGTCGTTGGAGCGAAACTAAAGATGCATTATTGGAAGGCCTTTCTGGTTCCAAGCGTACATCTATGTCCGTTATCCTCGAAAACACAAAGAAGTACTTGAAAGAGAACGCAAGTTCTGGTTCAACAGGTTCTGGTAACATTGCTACACTTAACCGTGTAATTTTGCCAGTTATTCGACGTGTTATGCCAACCGTTATCGCTAACGAGTTGGTTGGTGTTCAGCCTATGACAGGCCCAGTTGGTCAAATCCATACATTGCGTGTACGCTATGCACAGAGCTTGACTGACAGTTCCGCAGCTGCTACTAGTGTATCAGCTGGTCAAGAAGCATTGAGCCCATTCACAATTGCAACTGCATACTCTACAGTTCCACAAGGTACAGGTACTGCTACTGGTTATACCGGTAACAATACAGCTACCATGGAAGGCACTGGCGGTAAGCAAATTTCCGTACAAATCTTGAAGCAAGCTGTTGAAGCTAAGACACGCAAACTCCAAGCTCGTTGGACATTTGAATCTGCACAAGATGCACAAGCTATGCACGGTATTGATGTAGAAGCTGAAATCATGGCTGCTCTTGCACAAGAGATCACAGCTGAGATTGATCAAGAGATCTTGTTATCTCTGTCTACATTGGCTGCTACTGAGTATACATATAACCAAGCTACCGTTTCAGGTACAGCTACATTCGTTGGTGACGAACATGCCGCATTGGCTGTTTTGATCAATCGTGTTGCTAACTTGATCGCTCAACGCACACGTCGTGGCGCTGGTAACTGGGCTGTAGTAAGTCCAGCTAGCTTGACAGTTCTACAATCTGCAACAACTTCAGCTTTTGCTCGCACAACAGAAGGCACTTTCGAAGCTCCTACAAACACTAAGTTTGTTGGTACATTGAACGGCGCTATGCGTGTGTTTGTAAACAGCTACGCTCAAGACACAGCAAGTGTATTGGTTGGTTACAAAGGTACATCTGAAGCTGATGCTCCTGCGTTCTATTGCCCATACATTCCTTTGATGAGCTCAGGTGTTGTATTGGATCCGTCCACATTCGAACCAGTCGTATCATTTATGACACGTTATGGCTTCGTCGAGCTCACCAATACTGCCTCATCTTTCGGGAATGCAGCAGATTACGTTGGGGAAATCGCAGTTCAAAACTTGTCTTTCAGTTAATCGAAAAACAAACTTTTGTATCACATCTATTTGTTTTAAATTCTCAGGGATGGGAAGCAAAAAAGGACCTTTCGGTCCTTTTTTGTTGGCCAAATTAGTTGACAAAAGGTATGTTTTGAGTGTATTATCTTTAGTAATGCTACGGACTATGCTAAATAAAAGTATGAAACACTTTATATACAAAACAACTCACACAAACGGCAAATACTATATTGGAAGACATAGTACAAAAAACATTAATGATGGATATGTTGGATCTGGTCTTTGGCCCAGTTCTATAAAAGATAAATCTACTCTGACTCGAGAAATACTTGAATATGCTGATTCAGTTGAACAAGTAAAAGAACTTGAAGGTCGATACTTAACAGAGCACTTTGGTAAGCCAGGTTGTATGAACCAAACAGTAGACCCTATTGGGTTTGATACAGATAACAATCCAATGAAAGATCCGTCTATAGTAGATAAGTTTAAAGGAGACAATCATTGGACTAAAAAAGATCCTAACTACGCAGAAAAATTAAGAGAACCGCAATTAAAATTAGTTAAAAGTGGCACTCATCCTCTGCAAGGCAACCGCAATCCTAATAAAGATGGCCGTAATGCCAAAACAGCAATGGCCAATGGTACGCATATTAACTTAACTAACAATCCAAGTATATGGCGTAGCGAAGCAGGTATACACCACTGGCAAAATGGCAACAGTCCTAACGCTGGCGGCAAATTAAACAAAAAACTTGTAGAAGCCGGAACACACAATTTACTTGGACCCGAGCACAATGCCAAACGAATCAAAGAAGGTACACATAACCTGCTCGGTCCAAGTTCAAATCTAGACAGGCTCAAAGCCGGTAATCATCCAAGTCAAATAAAAAAAACTTGCGAGCACTGTGGAAAAACTGCAAGCGTGAGCATGTATACACGATGGCATGCTGACCGTTGTAAACAAAACCCCAACAACACCCCTAAGAAAGATACAAAATGAAAGACACTGAAATTGTAGAAGTACTAGCCGATGGCACCATTAACCATTTTGATTTGGATGTATGCAATGCCGCTGCTGACGAGGCCTTAGAGCTATTGTGGGCCAAAGAAAATACCGTGCTGTCGTTTGACTACACAGCCGCGGTTTTTAGCCTGTTCGTAGACTCTATCAATATCTTGAGTAATTCTGGATGGTCCACACAGGAATTACTACAGGAAGTACTTGATCATTCCGAAGCCAACGACAACATCGGCGACCCAGATTGTGAGGACGACTAACCGCGCCCGCTGGCACGGCATCAACTGCCGATCAAATCTTAAACCAAGTTAAGTATTGATGAATTCGTTCTGTCACTGAGGCCCAGTCACCCATACGAGGCTGACGGAATAATCTAGCAGTGGAGTACCATGGACTAGAGTCGCGATCCAACAACCAGCGCCAATCAAGTCCAAATTGATTGAGCATGACCCAGACTGGACGGCCTAGTGCACCAGCTAAATGTGCCACAGCAGTGTCCACGCTTAACACCACATCAAGATGGTGTACCAGCGCAGCGGTGTCAGCAAAATTATTAACTGTGCCTGGATAAGCAGTTACACCTGCGGCAATCAGAGCCGCTTCTTCTTCCCCAGTGCAGTCGGCCTGCAGATTAATCCACTCATATGCAGGATTGCGACAAATTAACTCTAACATTACGTCAAGCGGCATGGCCTTGTGCTTATTAATCCAAGTATCTCTGCGACCCGACCAGCAAAAGCCCACACGCAATCGTCGTTTTGGACCTAATCGCTTTAGCCACGCCCGAGCTAACTTCTCATCAGCTTTAAGATAAAATTGTGAGTGTGTTAGATTTTCAACGGTAGTTCCAATCACACCTGGAATACTCATAATAGGAGTCCAATAATCAAATT